GAAACTTGTCTTCATTAATTACGCTGTCTTCAAGACTCTCATGTTGATCGTAAGTTTTAAACCCTCCTTTTAAGAGTCTGAGTGTTTCTGAAACCGCTACTACATTGTCAAGCGGCGTATCACCGTAGTATTCTTGAAACTCTACCCGGAAAAAGGCTTGTCCTGTGTTCAACGGAGTTATGAAATCGGTTGCCTCTGCCAAAGACAACTCGGTGAGGAAACGATCCGGGAAAAGCGCATCAAGGGTTTCGCTAAAATCCCATTTTAAGGTGCCGTCTCCATCAGGAATCTTGTATTCGTCATCGCCAACAACAATATCATTACCCCCTTTGTGGATGTACACACGTGCTCGAACCTGATAATCCGGTTCGTACTCGGCCAACACACCTGTTGGCCCACCATAATCTGTAACACTATAACCAGTATGAACAAGGGCAATATTCCAATCTGGCCCGTTCTCAAGCGCAACAATTTTCACGGTGAGCCCACTTTGAGGGTAGGCCATGTAGTGCTGATTAAATACGGGATTCATGTTCATGTATTGGCACACCTCTTCCAACCACGAAACAACAGCAACACCCGGCGCTCCAGGTAATTGGGTGCCTGATGTGTTTGGTGTTGGATTGTAGGTCCACACAATTGGGGCATCTAATCCCGGCGCGTTGAGTTGTAGCGTTTGCCCGCCAAGCGGAGCAAGCCCGCTGTATCTGAAAGACCTTGCGGCCTTAACTCCCTCTGCAATCACATAGTTATCGGTGCTCAACTCAAAAACCACTGGGTTCTTGGTAAGGCAAACTACTTCCGGCGTGCTGTCAATCGTTACTGCCATATCGATTCATCGTATTCAATCAAGTAATTAGGATCTCTCAATGGAAACTGGAACCAGTATCCAACAAGGTTATTGGCATGAGGTCCCACCATCGAAAAAGTTACCCGGTTGGAATCAAAACCAGTAAGTACCTCACACCCCTCTGCAGAATCTTCTGCCATACGCGCAATGAAATCAGATCCAATGCGAAAACTTTTTTCAAAAGCCTCACGCTCCGCGTCGTGATCGTCTGTTTTGTTACGAGCACACCACGCAATGATACCGGTCATTATCTCAGGTATCATGGTGTCGGAATCCCCAGTTACTTTTCCGTTTACATCCGTAGCCTGAATGATGATTTCGTCTTCGTTGCTTGATAACGCTACCAGTTCGCTATCAAATACCCCTACAAATCGCGGTTGGGACTTGGGATCATGAAGCACTTCTGAATGCGAAACAGCCAGATACTCCACGTAATCAATAAATCTCAGGAATGGTGTTTTCATTTGTTCTTGAGTTTTGCTGCCTGCTCTGCGCTTTGCTCCAGGTAGGTAAACACATATCGCACCTCTGCGTAGTGCACTTGTTCTACTTTGCCAAATTTTTCGCCGGCAAGGGTAACAATCAAGCCATAAGGACCATGACTGTCTCCATCTCCGGATTGATTATGAGTAAGCGGATATTTCTCTGCCAACCAAGCGCGTTGAGCGCGCCATGATATGCTGGCCGATGCCAATTTCCAACTGGGTACGAAGCGGAAATACCACTTGTAGAGCTTGTGTAATGAATACCGGTACCGAATACCAAATGGAGTGTAAAGAATGGCACACATCTTCTCCAGCTCCCTCCGGACTGATCGCCTTCCGGCATTGGCTTCCTGCAACTCGTCGGCATTGTCGCAAAAAATACCGGCCATAATCAACTGGTTAAATGCCAAACGTTCCATTCCATCATGAAGCCCATTGAAAACACCTATTGATGGCATCATTGCCCTACGTTCTTTCCATGGCTCGTTAAGCCATGAAAGAGGCTTCATGATCTCCCTCAACTCAAAGAGCGCTAGTTTTTTCAGGTCTCTTTTCCTGAACCCGTATGCCGATAATAGGCGCGTTATCTTCTTCCGCTCCCCCATTGGCCTCGTAACCAGTTCAAGAAAAACAGGCAGGCGCTCTTTTGGAACTTCATCCCAGCTTTCCGGCAAATCAATTACTGCAAGCCTTTCGTTTATTTCGATTTCAATTGGTATCATTTCGCAATTGCATATCCTACGGCTAAACCTACCCCAACATTAAACAACCTTGTATTGTACCAGGGGACATCGTAATTCACGGTAATGTTGGTCATGCCGGTGGTGTTTACATAGGGATTTGAGTGCTTTACCAAAACAACCGGCTCCGGCCGGCGAAGGAAGCCCTGTTTTTTAAGTCCAACAGATACTGAGGTAGTGTTCGGAATTTTGAACCTGTTTATTTGAAGCCCTAAACGATTTACTGTGCTCGATATCTGATAGTGTTCGGTTGAGTCCGAAAACGTCTGCGGTATTTTCAAAAACTGAGAACTATCAATCTCTGCAAAAACCAGTTCAGTGTCTGCGGGTACAGGTACTTCTATAAAGTCGATTTCCGAAATGATTCGGGTGTTTTGTTTAATCTTCTTGAGCTCAGCGTATTCATCTTCAAGAATCATTCTTGCTTGCCTTTCAGAAAGGATGGTTTCCCTTTGGAAAGCAATTGTATCACCAAGAGCGCCGCGCTCTTTCTTCAGAGCTTTTTGGTTCTGCGTGAGGGTGATGTTGTCCTGAGACAGAAAGCTACGTTCCTCAGTTAGATCAAAATTCTTCTTACCTATCCAAAAGACAAGAAGGAGCATGATTGCCGTGCCCGGATTTATGAATTTCTCGATTTTCATGGGTGCTTGGATTTTAGTAATTCAGAAAGCTTGTCCTTAATCCTGCTCCATATGTCGATTCCTGTTAATTGTCCAATGTTTTCAATGTTACTCTGGAATTCTACCGATGAAATAAAGCCAGAAACCATATAGGTGATGGTTACATGCTCATGCACCCACGTATCTTCAAAAAACACCCATTCCACCCCACGAGTAAGAATGATCGCAAAAAAATACCACACCACTTTTGATATCGACCTACGAAGCCCCTTTGAATGAATAACCTCCTTTCTCCTCTGTGCCGCTTTCACACCTGTAATCAGGTCTGCAAAGACAAGGCACAGCACGAGAATTAGAAAATTCTTTATTGGCCCAAAGAAGCTCAATCCAAATCCGGCCAATAGCCCAATGGATTTGATCAGTAGGTTAAATGCATGGTCTTTCATAAATAAACGCCTACTCCTGAGCCGCTGGTAGGCCCTGTTGTTTCTGGTAAAATAGTTGGGGTTGAACACTCACTATCGGCATACACTATGTACGTGTCCGTATTGTCATCCAAATGCTTCTTCAGTGCGGAGATCGCCTCTCTTGCAAGCTCGGTATTCCTGCGTTGCAACCTGCAAAGTGTGCTCTCAGGTGCTGGATCTTGTCCTTTTGTGTCAAGAGTGTTGCTTTCCCTGAATTTCACAATCAAGTTGTCGCTTTTGGTGCTCAGGTTCATTTCATCCAGTGCATCACTCAGCGTTAAGTGCACAATAGCGCGTTGGATGTATGGCAGGATAGGTGCGTAATCATCAAGGTCAGTCCCCGATTCAAGCTTTGCCTTGAGGAAGGTGTACAAATCCGGACAAATGCAATTTTGGATCACCGTTTCTTGAATGCGCTCGATTACAGGTGCCAAACGCGAGAACATGAAGTGTCCGACCTTCAGTGAAGTGTACTTCTGAAAAATTGAAGCACGAGGAACAAAGAGAGACATGTTTTGCGTCCGCTCATCGCTATTCCAGTAATCTGAAAAGGTCTGACCATTCTCTTCAAGGTAAAGGAGAAGTTCGTTCAGTTCGATCTGAGCCTTGTACTCAAGGCTGTCAAGAAAATCATTGATTCGCCACCGGGAAGCAGGCGCAATATTCTCACCTTGAGGTACGGTAAACCCACCAGAAGTCTCTGTGATGTTGTTCTCTGGTGAGTGATACATTTTCGTTAGGAGTGCGGCAGGGCTTCTGAGCTTATCAAGCAATACTTTTTCGTCATCATCAAGAGAATCATCATCCAGTTTCCCAAGGAGAGTGTTCAGCATTGTTCGCCCAATAAGCGGAACAATAACCTCGTTCTGAACTACCCTGATCGATGAATTAAAACTCTCAAGCCTCGTGTTCTTTGAAACATCAGCGTACTGCTTAATCTGGTCTATGTCGGTGAAAATCAAACTTGCCATTATACGTCTGCTTTAACTGCGGTTGCAGATGCCCCCGTGTCGAGTGTAGTGATCAATGAATTTCTGAAACGGAAAATGAGTTCTCCGTTGTGCTCCTCTCTAATCCGGTCAGTCCACCCGTTGAAATCAGCAATGATATCAAGAGGTGACAGGGTAAGATCCTGAATGAACTTTGCCATGGCCAACTGTTGGTTGTATGCAACACGGTTCCCTGATCCTGATCCTGAGCCAAGAGTAGTACCCGGGGCATTACCAAGTAAGTCTGGGTGGATGTTAAATGCGGCCATGATATTCTCGGAAGCCTCTCGGCTATCCTCAATGTACACCCCGTCCTTTGAAATGAACCCTTTCAACTCATTTATTTTCCACAGGGATCGATGTACACCTTTGGTTTCACACCAAAGCATGGTTGTTACCTGCATGTTACCGGTCCCTTTGGTACCCTTCATGAACTTCGCCCACACTTCAAGTTCACTTTGCTGTTTTGCGACTTTTTCAGAAGTGTCCAGGGCTTCCCATGCCTCTCTACCGAACCTGGACGGCCAGTAATCGCTGTCAATTTCGATGTGATACTTGATCGATGCTTGATTCTCGATCAGGTACTTCTTGAACATTGCGATAAGCTTGGAGATTTCGAGCCACCCTCCTTCTCTGACAGAGTTCCAGTCTGGAGTCATGTGGTTTGCTCTGCCGAGGTCAGGAACTTTGAGGATTTTAATGAACTGCTTTTTAGTGGCCTTGTCTTTGATGAATCCAACCGGGTCAAACTCCGGAAGGGCGGTAATATTGGTCGAGTTATCAGAATTGTAGTCGCTCGTGCCCATATCCATATTCACCTCTACAAAATCATGGTCGCCTTGTTTATTGTGAATGCTGACACGACAATTCTTTGCTCTTGTCGTGTGATTCATCAGTCGAACAATCTTAGGGTCTCGATCATTCGCACTCATAATAAGCTGAGGAAAAGCCATCCCAAAAGCGTTCAAATCCACAAGAGAAGCGAATGCATAACCCGGAATGTTGTTCTTGCGAAGGAACTTGTCAATTTCGCCATCAGAAATATTCTTGAATTGCTCCTTTCCATTCTCATCAACAATTCGAACTCCATAACTCAAGCCTCCAGAGTACTGGAGTTGTGTTTTGAACTTGATGATCCCGCTTACCAACGGGTGGGCCTCGGCCTCTGCTTGAAGTTTCTGTGGAAGGTCATCATTTGAAGTACCCCATACCGCATGCGAGTATGTTGATGACGGATTTTCGCCTTTACCTGGTGATACTGGCTTAGACTTCTTTCCAAAGACGTTCTTCCAACTGAGGATGGTTTCTTCATCTTCGTAGAGTGCAGCAAAAGCACCGCCTTCACCTCTGAATTTCAATGCCATTAGAGAACCTTTTCTTGATTTACTTTCATTATTAGTCGCGTATGGACAGGGATCGGGTGAGACTTGCCATCAGCGTCTTGAATAGTGATGGTATTGTGCTCCATTTCATCATGATGAGCACCGCAAGTAACCATGTTTGTCATCTGCTTTAACCTTCCAGCCGTACCCCTTCTGCGGTCGGCAGTTACGAAGTCAATTGAAAAGGTTCTTTCATTGGCTTTCGCAGTATTCATCAATCTAAGAGCAGACCTCAAACTCATTCCCATGAAGCGAATTTGGCGAGCAATTCTCCATTTAACTGGACAACCGCTAAATGGTTGAAAATCTGTTAATTAATTAGAAGAATATAGGTATTCAAGGTGTTGTCAATCATTCTTTTAGGTGTGGATGGGGTGATGTAGAACAAGGAGTGTGTAAACATCGACCACGCCTGCCCTTTCCTCC